GTTGTAATGGTAGAATTGATATTTTCAAGGAAATTCTCAAATTGAAAATTGATGGTGATTATAAACAAAAGCTGTTTGAGGACGCAATTGATTATGCTATTCAGTATGATCAATTGGACTTTATAAAGGAATGTTTAAAATTAGCAACAACACCAATTGAAATTAATAATGTCGGGTATAGTATCTATGTGCAAACTGCAATAAAAAATGGGTATTCAAAGTTAATTAAATATATTATCGAATGTGGTTTAGTAAAAGACTTGAAGTCGGTTGCATATTATGCATCTAAGTTTGGCCAATTGCCTATTGTTCAATGGTTGTTGGAAAATAACGATATTGACAAATTGGATATCAAACGTGCTAAAAAGGTTGCATTGCAACAAGATCATCAAAATATTGCATGGTTATATGATAATCTAACTAGTGCGTTGAAAAAGAATCCATTTTATGATGAGAACGATGATGATGACGATGATGACGAATAAACATTTATAAAAAGTTTTTATAAATCATAATGACATTTCATTATGATTTACATGTTAAGCTTTCTTTTTTGATTTTACAATTGCATTTATAACTGTGCCACCAGCACCGACTATTATGGCGCCTATACCACCGTATAATAGCCAATCTGTTCCAATTTTTTCTTTGATTCCAGATGCATTTACCACCGACGGTGAGTCTGAAAAAAATCCAGGTCCGGTAACTGGTTGTTTAATTTGCCATGTTCCATCATAACTATATATTTTAAAATTACCTGGATCAGTTTCTGTATAAACAATCACAATCTCACCAATTATACCAGTCTGAGTAGAATCTGGTTGTTTATCTTGAATTGTAAGTTTAGTAAAAGAATTTTTAACCAAAACATCCTTCAATATCCAATTATTAACCAACTGATACCAATTGGATGTTTTAGTATCTATCCAACAATCGCCGCTGTGTAATCCAGTTATTTGCGCGGGTGGTGATCCTTCTCCGACGTGAATGCTGGGTGACCTTATCATATTTACATTATCTTCAGTTATACTCGTTCTACAGTCTGATGATACAGATGTGTAAAATTTAGACTGAGGTGGATCTACAAACGAATAATTACCAGACTGAGTAATGTTTAAACCTTTCCAATCATATGCCATACAATCTGATTTATTCATACAATAGTTGCCCGCAGATTCAACAGTTTTGAAATCAAAAACTGGATTTTGTGTAGTTGGTACCGATAAACAAGCCGGTGTATTTTCAATAAAAGTCGAATATGCTTTGATTGGTATAGATTGTTTCTTTGTATAATAATATACAATTATCATCACCACACCTGCAATCAACAAAATTGGAAACATGTAATCCAAAATTTCTTTACCAATCACGAGTGCACCAACAGTTGGTGCACCAATCAAAAGTGCCAAAATAGCAACCAGTGCCCATTCAGATAGACCCTGTGAAGTTGCAGATGAATCTTGTTGTAATTTTAAAACTATTGCCTGTAAAGCTTCTGAATTACTTATAGATGTCTGAAGACATGTTTGAAAAAGATTCAATACTTGTTCGAATAAATTATTTTCGATAACTACAGATCCTATCGTGTTTTCGATAATTATTCGTTGTTCTTGTTGCGCTAGAGTTGAACACGTTTGACTTATAGATGTTACTAGTTCTATAGATGTATTAATCAAAACATTTACGTCATTTTCTGCCGATGAAAATTGCCCAATATTCAATCCAGATGTGAGTGATTTTGCAGATTGAGCAAGTTCTATCGCAAGATTTTGCTGAGCCGATTCAGAAGACATTGCATTGAATAATGCTTTCATATTTACATATGCATTTTGTATCATTGTATTTCCTTTGATTATAACATCACCGTGTGTATTTTTAATGAATATAATTTGACTAGAATCATAACTTATTCTAGTCTCTTGAGCAATTTTTGAAGTTATTTTTGCAACAGCATTTATAACAATATTACTAACATTTTTTGATACAGATCCGCCCATTTTTCTCCAATTACTTTATAATTTGTTTTATACCCATCGCTTGCAAATATTGAAAGAATAGTTTTGATGCGAATGGAGTCGTCTTTTCTTGAATCTTTGATTTATCTTTACATGTCTGACATTCATCTCGAGATAATGGAATCTGTCCGCATCTAGTGCATACTGGAAGTAGATATTTATCACTCAAATCATACATAAATTCTTTTGTCATTCTCGAAACACCAGAAGATAGACAACATTCCACTTCCATATTTCCAACGCGCAATCCTCCGTCTCTACTTCTTCCAGCAACTGGTTGAAAAGTTAGTTTTTCCAATGGACCGGCCATTCTAGAATGAATTTTGTCTGAAACGATATGTTTCAGACGTTGATAAAATGCTGGTGCCATAAAAGTCTTTATTGGAAATTTAGCGCCTGTAAATCCACAATACAACTGAGAACAATAATCTGTAAATCCAACTTCTTTGAGTTTCATTTCCAATTCCTGTTCTACGTTTGGATGAGCAAACGTGGTAGCATCGTGGTAAATACCACTTTTACATCCGACTAGATTGAAACATTGTTCAATCAACATGTTTATTGTCATTCTAGATGGAATAGCATGCGGATTCATTATCAAATCTGGTGCTATTCCATCCTTATCAAATGGTAAATCTTCTTGACTATATATCATACCACAGATTCCCTTTTGCGCCGTTGATGATGCAAATTTATCGCCAATTTCTGGTATTCTTTGTTTTCTCATTCTTATTTTTACAGTTTTTATTCCATCTCCATTTACCACAACTAAAACAGAATCGACAAATCCTTCTTTACCCGGTTTTATTACAATAGTTGAATCGACCGTTTCCAACGATTGCACACCGTCTGGTTGTGTAATTTTCCTGTTTGTAGTCTTTCCTATTATAGCATCGCCAGCTTTAAGAAATATAGATTTATCGAATTTTACAATTCCAGATTCATCTAGATGCGAGTAATTTATATCTGCTCTTCTATATTGTACTTTTGGAAAGCAAAATGATTCAAAATCCGATTTACCTCGTTTTTTTTCTTCCTCTACGATCGTAGAATATGTAGTTGCAACGAAAAGACCTCTATCAATAGATGCTTTGTTTAATATTATTGAATCTTCTTGATTAAATCCACATCTAGTCATTATTGCAACAATTGGCATAGAACCGTGACACATTTCATTAAATTTTATGATATTAACCATTTTCGATTGAGTTATCGGATGTTGCCCATAATTCAATACGTGCATTGTCGTATCATATCTATATAAAAAAGATTCACATGGTACTCCTATCGCGTGTTTACCCATTGACGCTTGATATGAATTTCTCGGCGATTGCGTATGATTAGCAAATGGAATAACAGATGCTGTTATAGACATCATTGTACCAGCCGGACAAATTTCCATGTAATCGCACTTGTTTCGTTTCAAGTCTGATTCATCCATAGCTACTACTGATTGCTCCAATTCCAATACATCTCTAAATACTACATTATTTTCATTAAATGGTGGTTCCAATAATGGTCTGAATAATCTTCCCTCATCCGACAAAATTTGTATTTCATTATCGTAATATATATGAGAACAAGATACAAAATTATCAATCAAATCAGATTTTCTAAATGTTTCAAATTCTTTCACAAATATATATGGATCACAACACGATCCAATTATACAACCATTTAACAATATAGTTGTATTAAACTCGAATGGATCAGAATTGAAATTCAACATTTGTTCTACGACAACAATAACCTCGTGTGATGGTATATCTATTGTAACATCGGTTGTATTTGCGAGATTATTAATCAGACCAACTCTATCGCCCTCTGGTGTTTCAAATGGACAAAGAAAATTTATACAAGATGCGTGTAAATTCCTAGCTGTTGTATTTTTACCTTTGACTCCATCTGGTAACATTATTCTTCTCATGTGTGAAATTCTAGATCCATAATTTTGAACACTCAACACTTGACTTACTCCTTCTCTTTGATATACGCTAGATGCTTTTTGGGTTGTCCATTTAGATGTCATAAAACACGCAGCTAAAGTGTTTAGTGAGTTTATATTTCTTATTATAACTATTGGATTACCACACCGATTTATATTTTTAAGTTGATTAGACAAAGTTTTTGTAAATTGTTTAAACAATCCATTGAATAAATAAGCAACTAAATTACCAGACGAGTCTAATCTTTTGTTTGCTAAATTATATTTATCATCGACATTATTCGATCCATCCCATACTTTTATTAATTTCTTTAGCAAGTAACTCAAATGGATTGCGCATTTTTCGTTTGTAAGTGAACCAATGTGATAAAATATTTCGTTTTTCAATATTAATTTTACAAATTCAGTTGCATCTTCTATACCTCCAACTTTTTTGTCTTCTGGTAAAGCGTCTACTATAAATGCAATTGCTTCTTCATAAGTCTGATGTAAATTATATTGTTCAATTAAATTATTTTTCGTATAATCATCGGCAAAAGAAAACATTTGTAGCAAATATTCTTTTGTGATCTCAAGTGCTCTGTATACTATACCAGCTGGTAGTAATGATTTGATATACGGAAGACTTATGTAACACACACCATATTTATCGATAAATGCCATTATAAGTTTAGAATTTCCAGAATTATTTATTGATCTAATTTCTGCAAAATACACGTGTTTTGCATCTGGTTTACATTGAAATGTATAAACTTTATTGTATGCTAATCTCATCTGACCAACTAAAACGCGTTCCTTGCCTTTTATAATAAAATATCCACCTGGATCATTGCTACATTCTTCGTGTTCATTTACACTGGCCACTTTTTGAAGATTACACTTGTTTGATCTTACCATTATTGGAAGTTTACCTATTTGAACGCGAGAATATATAGTTTTTTTTGAATCTATAGATATTGTAATATTACAATAAATTATTCCTTCATACGTTGAATTTTGTTTTCGAGACTGGTTTGGAAACAAATCGCATACAGATCTATCGGTATGTACAAATTTAGGTGTATCAACCCAAACGTGTCCAAACTTTATAGAAATGGATTCATCCAGATTTACAATAGCTGGTTCTCTATCTATAATAGTTTGAATACCATTAACAATGAAATCATTGAATGTATTTATATGATGCGAGACCAATCTAGTTTCATCGATATACGATTTAATAAATTCCATATTTATTTATTGAAAATTGCGATCTATTTGATACTTCACCTTTACCAAATTTGGTAAAGGTAAAATCTACTTACCATACACGACGGTACATTAATGTACCGTCGTAGTCTACAATTTTTACGATATCATCTCTTTTATAATTAAAGTATTTAGAGACTGGATCGGTAGATAATAATATAGGTAACAATTTCCATTCTTTTGGTATATTATTTACTTTTGAATGAATTGGTACAGCCTGTAATAAATCAAAAGATAAATCATCGAATGTAAAAAATTCCAAATCTATAAATGATTGATTTGATACGATATTGTTTAAAGCTGAAATAGATGAACCATCAAAAGATATAATTAAAATTTTATAGGATTTTTTGATTGCAAGATTTATAATAAAACTAGATATGTTATTTGTAATTTTTTTATCCAAAATTCCAATTAAAATTTTATCATCTATAACGTAGAACATTGTATTCAAATTTTCAAAACTAGTACAATTATCTATATTTATATCGCAATTACGTCTAGATAACATAAGTTTACAGTAATAAAGTAATTTATCCATTTGATTTTGTGAAACGTATTATTGTAAATTAAAACTCAAGTTTATCAAGAATTTTGAGTCCATCTAATTTTACAATTTGTACAAATTGCAAATACAGACATTGGTTCATCGGATGAACGCGTTTGAACAGAAACGGAATATACACGCCAGCTATTGCATTTTTTACATTGTATTACTCCTTCTTCTACTTCATATGGATGAAGTATAAAATCATCCTGTTCTTGTTGACGCTTGTTTATTTTTTTAAATGAACAATGATTGAATCCATATTCATTATCTTTTATCCTTCTATCTACTTCTTGTTGCGTTATGCCGTTTGATAAGTCGGCACGAATCTGCGATTTAATCCATTTACTCATTTATACCTAAATTAAATTAAATTATCATAATTCAAATTATCATAATACGTTTCATATTCCGTAATATAATCGCGTATATATTGTTCAATACTATATTGAAAAGCATCTAGAAAACCCTTTTCATATGGTGGATAATTC